CTACTCCTAATGTTACTGGTCCTGCAGAACAATTATCTCCACCACCTGATATACCACCTGTTGTAGCATTACTAGTGCTTGTTATATGAAAAAAATTTATAGGCTGTGTTAAAGGATCTGTTGTTGTAGCTCCTGTAATATTGCCTGAAGAATCTATTTGTCCTAATGCAATTGTAAAACCATTTGCATTATTTAAATCACTTACATTATCAAATGTTGGTATAGTCGCAAAAGCTTGTAAGTTTTTTAATTTAGCTTGTTCAACTTGATCAGAACCAGCGGGTCCAGCAGAAGTTACAACAGGTGGTCCTCTAAATCTTACAACAGAGCCTGCTGCTCTTTGATGGTCCTCAGAAAAAACATTTACAAAAGTTGTTCCACTAGAGATCACGGTTGTAAAAGGATTATTATCTAAAAGAATTAAACTTGTTTTTGATTCAGGTTGTGGTCTTGGGTTATACAAAGCTTGTGGATCAGAACCAACTGGTTTTGGTTGTAATTGTGGTTGCTTTGCTTCAAACTCTGAAAAGTGAACTAATGATCCGTTCCACTCTCTGACCATTTCATCATATGGAAATGCCATTCCTGATCTATCAGAAATTGCTAAAGCGTATTTACCTGCTGCGTACTTACCCATTATACTCCATCTCCATAAAATGTTTGTGGTGAAATGAAAGTAGATGTGCCTTGGTTATCTGCATCTAACGCTCTTAACAATTCACTTTCATATCTTCTTTCCAACTCTTGACTCATAGCTGGTGAATATTTTTGACTTAAATAATACGCAAGGCCTGACATCATACAAGGATAAAATCTATTTACCACATCTGATGTATAATTATAAGAACCTGCATCTTGAATTTTTGCTAAATAATAAAAACAAAATTGAAAACTACTTGGTGTAGTTGTGCTTGATACACTTGAACTTGGAGTTGTATATAAAAAAATACTAGGATTAATTTTTCTTTCTACGTAATATTGTGAAGGTGTACCTTTAGCTAATTTGTTGGGTGTCGCTGAATAAGCAGATCTATCTATTTTTGTAAGTGCGATATCTTCTGGAGCAGCTGTATTTGAATTATTTCTATAATAAGCCTCTAATACAGAGTCAATATCTTGTGGGAAGTTTGCTGTATCAGATGCAAAATTATATTCTGCTTGTCCCTCTACTAATGGAATTTTTGCAAGTTTAACTTTCCATAAATGAACACCTCTATTACCCCATTCTTGAAACATTATGTTTAAAGAACGTCTTGCTGATTTTAATTGATAACCAGTTCTAGTTCCTTGAACTCCAGTTCTTTCAAAAGCTTCTTCTATGATTTCATCTATTTGAGGATTAAATTCTGCTTCGTTTGAAGTTGGAGAAATAGTTTGAATAGAATGACCAAATCCTGCGTTGGCTGTAGAGTAATAAAATAAAACTGGTGCACCTGTTTTTTTAACTGGAGCTACAACTATAGTTGTTTTACCATCTGTTCCTGGTGTTCCGGTTGTAGTTACACCTGTGGTATAAGCTGCTGTTGGTGAGTTATTTGGATTAGTTGAAAAAGCAAGAGGATTTAAATTATTTGAACTATCTGATTGATCAAAAATATAAGTGTTACCTTCATCTAAATAGAGAACAGGACTTACTTCACCGTTAATAAAAAATTTACTACCGGTTCCATATTGATTTGTGCCACTTGCTACAGTGACTGTATAAGTAAATGTAGCCATTTAATTCTCCTAGCCAAATATTACTGTACAAAATGTAACTGTATCTGCAATTGTTATCTTAATATTTGTTGCACATCTAATACCTGTACCTGGAAACAGAATGTATTCATTCATACCGCCACCATTAGTATTATCAGTAGCTCTAACTTTAAATGTTGCTACAGTTGTGCTGTCATCTTGTAAAGTAACAGTGCTTTGTGCAAGATTTTTTTCTTTGTTAATGTAAAGCCCTACAATTCTACC